GTGACGAATGGACCGTAGCACAGGTGAAGGCATTCCGGTTAATGGTGAATCGGTCGGTCGCTTGGGCTGAGTGGGATGAAGAACTGCTCGCGCTCGAATTGCGGGAGCTGAGCGAACTGGAGTTCGATTTGGACCTCACCGGTTTCAACGTCGGCGAAATCGACGGGCTGCTGGCGATTCCAGACGAAGAGAAAGCTAACGCCGCGCCGCCGTTACCCGACGACGCGGTTTCCAGGCTCGGAGATCTGTGGCACTGCGGAGATCACCGAGTGCTCTGCGGTGACGCTACCAGTGCTGATGCAGTCAAACGCTTGCTTGGCGACCGCAAGCCTTTGTTGATGGTGACAGATCCTCCTTATGGAATCGAACTGGATTCCGAGTGGCGCGACAGGGCTGGCCTGAACACGGCTCCTGGCCAGAAACGTACGAATGCCATGAAGCACGCGGCCAAGAACAATCCGCAATATGCCGCCCAAGCCAGCTATATGAAGCACCGCACCGAGGGTCACACGGAAACGACGATCTCCGGCGACACTCGCGCCGATTGGTCCGACGCATTTGCCCTGGTGCCCAGCTTGCAAGTTAGCTACGTCTGGCACGCATCGAAATTCACGCGCGAAGTTCTAGATGGCCTGCTACGAATCGGGTTCGAGCACCATCAGCAGATAATTTGGGACAAGGGCCGTACGGTTCTCACTCGCACGCTGTACTGGTTTCAGCATGAGCCAGCTTGGTTCGTGCGCAAGAAGAACGCGGCTTGGTACGGAAAAGCCGGCGAGAACAGCACGATCTGGGCGTCGCCGTCACCGAAGTTCATCATGGGCGGCAGCGACGAAGAGAAATACGATCATCCGACGCAGAAGCCCGTGGAACTCTTCCGTCGCCCGATTCTGAACCACACCAAGCGCGGCGAGTTGGTATATGAATGCTTCCTCGGGTCAGGAACAACGCTGGCGGCCGCGGAGCTAACCGAACGCGTCTGCTGCGCGCTTGAGTTGGACCCCAAATACATAGATGTTTCGGTCCAGAGGTGGCAGTCGCTCTCCGGTAAGCAGGCTACGCTCGACGGCGACGGGCGCACGTTCTCCGAGATCGCCGTAGAACGGCAGAAGGCGGCCGCATGAATCGCCCGCTGCGAAGCCGAAATTGCCGACGTCGAAGCTCAGATCCGTTCCGGCCATCCCGACTTGCAGGGCCTGTGCCTAGCACTGGCGGACTGGTCGGCGGAACTCCGGTTATTACGAGGCGTGGTCACCGGTGGCCCGACGTTGGCCCGTGTTCGTTCAAGTGGGGAAGAATAGGGCTGTGCGCCAATGCCGTGAACCGGCCAATTTCCTCGCGACGGGGCTAGCGGTGTCCGGTCGTGAGCGGACGTGTGACGGCAGGGCCAGTCTTGTGAAGCCGTTTCAGGTAACGAGCGGTGCGGACGTACGGGACGTCGGCGGAAATTGGGAAGGCTGCAGGATGACCCCAGAAGCAAAGAAGCCCGCCACGGCATTGCCGGACGGGCCTGGAAACTAGGGAGGAGCAGATGTTACTTAATTCGGTAGGTGCGTTCGCCGCCCTCCGGCTTGAAAGACTCGACCGCAATGCCCAGCTTCTTGCCGAGGAAGCCGGAAATCCAGCCCCTCGTCGTGTGTTTTTGCCATCCCGTGTGAGCGACGATTTCGGCCAGCGTAGCGCCGTTCTTGCGTTTCAACATGGCGATAACCTCCTCGCTCTTGCTGCCAGCCCGTGCGGCCTTGGGCTCCTTGCTAGGCTTCGATTCCTTCGCGACCTTTTTGGTCTTGGGCGCGTTCTTGGCCGGGGTGGCCTTCTTGGTCGCCTTGCCGTTCGTCGGCGCGCCCTTGGCGGACCGTGCGCGACCCTTGGCCTTCTTGTCGGCCTTCGGCTTCGCTGCCGGTTCAGGCTTTGCGAGGCCGCCCAATCCCTGAATGCGCGCCCAAATCCGGCCGATTGCTACTTTCGGTTCCTTCAGCTTCTTTACCGGCTTCTCACCAGGCAGGCTATTCAGAATCGCCACCAGGCGCTCAGTCGGCCACGCTTTGGCCAGATCGGCCAGTTCATGCTCTGTACTGAAGGTGTCGAACGGCGTTGTGCTTGCAGTTGCGGCCTCTTCGGCGGTGGCGAACGCACTGATTGCGTTCTCTTGGTCAATAGTGAAAATCGTCATTGTGTGTCTCCTCTGTTCCGCGCTCTTCGCGGTCATCACATCCATCACTCTGCTGCGTTCGGAAGGCAAGGCAATTCTGAACAAAATCGACGATGGCGAATGGCTGGCGATGATGGTCAACTTCGGGAGGCGGCCGCCTAGTGGGAATGCGCGGACCAGCCCCCGTCCCGACGGCTCTGCGCTTCCTGGAGGGCAACCCCTCGAAGCGCCCGCTCAATCGTCAGGAGCCTCAGCCGCGTGCGAGAGCGCCGAAATGTCCCGACCACCTCGACGACGCCGCGAAGAAAGAATGGAAACGGCTGGTGCCCGTTTTGAAGCGTATGCGCGTGCTGACCGAAGCTGACGGCATCGCGTTGTCAAACCTTTGTCAGGCTTACAGCACCATGGCGCAGGCGCAGACGAAGTTGAACAAGACCGGCCTGTTGTACATCCGCGAGGGCCAACCCATCAGAGCGACGCCCTTGCTGAAAATCATCCACGATTGTTCGGACCGCATTAACATCCTCTGCCGTGAGTTCGGCCTCACGCCCGCGGCGCGGTCCCGTTTGCAGATGTCAAATCAAGGCGCGTCCGACGTTGATGACGTGCTGAATGGACACTGGCAGTGACGCATGGCCAGACGCAAGATTCGCCTGGAGCGCCCCGCCGATTGCCGATTCGATGAGCGCAAAGCGGAACGCGCGGTGCGCTTCTTCAACGAGCATCTGCGCCATACGAAGGGACGTTTCTACGGCCAACCTTTCAATCTTCGCCCCTGGCAGGAACTCGATATCCGTGAAATTTTCGGACGCGTCGATGAAAACGGAAATCGAGTCATCCGCCAGGTGTACATGCAGATGGGCAAGAAGTCCGGCAAGTCGAGCCTAGCGGCCGGGGTGGCCCTGAAGCTCCTATTCGCCGACGACGAACGCGGGGCCGAGATTTACGGGGCCGCCGCCGAACGTCGGCAGGCGGGGATCATTTACCAGACCGCAGCCTCCATGGTGAAACAGAACCCGAAACTGCTGCGGATGTGTGCCGGACGCAAGGTAAACGAGAGCACCAAGCGCATCGTCGTGACGGAGTGGGAGTCCTTCTACGAGGCCATCTCGGCCGAGGTGGCCGGTAAGCACGGCTACAACAGTCACGGCGTGATTTTCGATGAAGTGCATGCGCAGCGCGACTTCCGGTTGTGGGAAGTCCTGACCTACGGCTCCGGCGCGGCGCGCACGCAGCCCTTGGTGTTCGCCATTAGCAATGCGGGAGTTCCGGGAGAGTCGCCGGTCGCCGAGATGCTCTACGAGGAAGCCGACCAAATCCTGCGCGGCATCACGCCGTGCCCGGACAGCTTCTACCCAGTGATTTACGGTGCCGAAGACAACGACCCTTGGGACGACGAGGAAGTGTGGCGACTGTGCAGCCCGGCTTACGGGGACTTTCTGGACCCACGCAGTGTTCGCGAGGAGTTCGAGAAAGCGCAGCGCCGTCCCGCCGAGCAGAACAGCTTCCGCCGGTTTGTCCTGAGCCAATGGACGAAACAGGAAACCAGATTCATCGACATGGCTGATTGGGACCGGTGCAACGGCCCAGTGAACCTCGAAGACTTGTGCGAACTGCCTTGCTACGTCGGTTTGGACCTGAGTACCAAGTCGGACATAACCGCGCTGGTGTTGGTGTTTCTGGACGGGAACAACCGCTATCACATCGTGCCATATTTCTGGGTGCCGGAAGACAATCTATCGGGACGCGCGAATCAGGAAAGCGCTAAATACCGGGTATGGCAATCCGGAGGCTACTTGAGAACTACGCCGGGGAATGTGATTGATTACGCGGCGGTGCGTTCGCATCTTCAAGAATTACGCGATCAGTTCGGCGTGGATATCCGAGAAGTGGCGTTCGATCCGTGGAACGCTACCCAGTTCGCGCAGCATCTCCAAGAGGACGGGTTCGTCGCGGTGGAGGTGGCTCAGAACTTCCGCCATTTGAGCGAGGCCACCAAGGAATTGCAGACGGCCGCCATGCAAGGCAACCTGCGGCATGGAGGACATCCGGTCCTCCGTTGGATGGCCGACTGCATGACGGTCAAGCAGGATTCAAACGGGAACGTGCGTCCAGTAAAGCCGGACCGGCTCAAGAACTCGAAGCGAATCGATGGGATCGTGGGTGCTGTTATGGCGATTAGCAGAGCGATGGTGCGCGGTGGCGAGCAGGGGCGGAGCGTTTATGATTCGCGGGACGTACGGTTTGTCGGTTAGAGACGGCCCGACAGGTTCCGACACTCTTTATAAATCGTCCGGAGGTGGCCGGTCGTCTCCAACGATAGCGTTGCGCAATCCGCGCTTAGGCGCGCCGTGATAAAGTATCGTGCCGTGACAGCCCGAGTCGCCAGTCTGCTTTCGCCCGGCTTGATCGCACTTTCATCCATGGCGCAAAGGAACCTATTCTTTATTCGGGGCTGTCTTGGTTTTCGATTCGACGCGATTCCTTAGATGCTTGGCGCATGCCTCCGCGATTGATTGCATGCCGCGAGTTAAATACCCTTTCGTAACTGCGTAGGCCCAAACAGTATCGCCACTTCTGCTTATCAACTTGAATGCAGCTTCCTCGACGGGATGAGAGCCAATCCTTTGCGTCTCAAGCCATTCACGAGAGCGGAATAGAGAGCTGTCCAAGATGTAGTCGGCCTTGTCTGGCGAAGGCGTTAGTTGAAGGCGTACGCCTTTAGACTGGAATGCGGCTGATAGGAAAATATCAAATCCGTTGTTCGCATTGACGTAAATCTTTGAGTCAGACGGAATCTTGCCGTCTACCGTCTTGTCTGCCTTCTCAGGTGTAAAAATAAACGGTATGGTAGCCGTCTGAATCCCTGGAGAGGACTGCACCGTACTGGCAACCGGCGCAGGCGTGGATGGGGCCGAAAGCACGCCAGTTGTAAGCGTGACGGGAGAGTGCGGCAAAGTGATAACCCGGTCTCCATCGACATACGCTATAAACTCAGTACCCCTTGGTATGTTTATATCCTTGCCCCGCATGATCAGAAACAGTGGTGACAAAAGAACAGCCCCGACAATAACCGTGCCGGTCTTATCATCCCCCTTTCTTGCAGACGAAGCGCGCAAGCGGACATTGCTGCCGTCTGGAGCCTTAACGTAATCGATAGAGAAATTTAATTTGCCAGCGCGACCCAATCGTCGCCTGGGTTCGACCTCTACCACGTGACCAACGGCTGTCGCGCCTCTATGAATAGCGATGGCGCTTTCGGCCATTACATCATCGGTAACCTCAAAGCGAACTAGATCATCGGCGGTATTCGTAGCCGAACTAATGGGTTCCATAAGCGAAAGGTGAATAGCCGTCGCATCCCCGATTTTGACCGTTGTCACGGTAGATTGCGCCATTAGCATCAATGGAAAGAGAACCAAAAAAACGATGCTGACCATTTTCATTGAATCGCTACGCAACAATCAGATACCCGCCTTTCGCCGTCACTCTGCGCTTGCAGGACATGTCCTGTATGGAATTGTCCAGAATACACCCAGACTATGCGTAGGTGCAAGAACTGGAAGTGCGGCGTCGGATAGGTGCCAGAATCCGAGAACTCCGGCTGGCCAAGGCGCTGACGCAAGATGAATTCGGAGACCTGAGTGGATTGAATCGCGCGCACGTAGGGGAATTGGAGCGCGGGGAATGCAACGTTACCATTCGGACCCTGAAGATTCTGGCCGATGCATTCGGCGTCCGCATTGCGGACCTCGTTCGAGATGTTTAAGAAGGGCTTCCAATCTGCAGACCAACTTTCTGCCAAAAGATGCCAGATATCCAATCGGAAACCGCACTCAAGGAGCGGTTTGTGCAAAGGACCGGAATGCAGGAGATGATTGTTTCAATTACTTAGCGACTGAGTCATATCGTCCTCTTGTCTGCTATTTCTGACGATAAGTCTAATCATTTCAGCAGTTTTGCTCGCTGAGGACTCCGAAAAATCTGAAAACCTGCGGAGATTCGCGTGAGCCTACGCGTTGGTCGCCGGTAGCACCGCAAACAGAAGCAGACACGCCTATCCCATAGACAACACGTAGCTTAGCTGTGGATGATAAATCTTAGGTAACAATCCGACCCGCGTAGTAGTATTAGCATAACGGATACTGACAGCGCTGTAGTATTAGTGTAGACTGATAGTTTGATGCTGGTCGCAGGAAGAACCGTTGCCGAAGCGTCGTTCGCATGGTCGGCGCTCCGACGGCAGCGGGATTAAAGCAGCACCGACGAAAGGGGACAGCCGATGACCGAAACCGCAACGACGCTGCAACAGCAACTCACCGAGGCCATGGCCAAGCGCGCGGCCGCGATTGCTGGCGCAAAGAAGGCTGACCAGGATTATCTGAAGGCTCTACGGATATTTGACGATGATGGCGCGAAGGAGTTGAGAGCGTATTCCAATCAGTGCAACCGCGAGCGCGACCGCCTAAACGCCATCATCCATCAGATCAACGATCAGATTGAAGTCGAGCGACACAAAGCGTGCGCCGAGGAAATGGCGCAGCCCGCCGCCGAGTTGCGGAGGTTGGTGCGACTGACCGCAGACCAAGCAAAAGCGTGCCACGCCATCGCTCAGAAGCACGGTCAGGGAGTGATAACGTTCGTGCTTCCGCCATTGCCTGAAGGCCAGGATACGCCGCGCAGTTTGGTGACGGCCATGGTGCTCAACGCTGTTCGGGTTGCGGACGCGACGTATGGCTCGGGGCATCCAGACCATCCAGCTTACGTTAGGTAACGTCGCCGACCGACTGACGCCGGGTACAACAAGTTTGCGATTCGCGCGATACGGCTCTCCTTTCCTGTTGCGAATCGCCGGGCCAGAACGTGACTGGCCCGTTATTAGCGCGTCGGTCCGAAACGGCATCTTGTGTGCGCAATTCTACTTCGACTTCCATACCCGACGACTCAAGTTCCTTCACTCCAACCAGCGTCCAGCGCCTTCTCAACCAAACGCATCAAGGATGCAGCTTGCCGGTCTGTCGGTACCCTGTGGGGAATT